ATGAACTTTTTTTCGGAGCTGGAGGCTTTTATCGAATGGCAATCCGATCTGCCTGCAGACCGCAAGCTTTCGGAGGGGGCCGTGGCGCTTTGGATTTACCTGCTTTACCGGTGCAATTGCTGCGCGCTGCCGTCCATTGATGGACGGTGGCTGTGGCGGGTGGAGTTCTTTGTGCGGCCAGAGGGCATTGAGCGCCTTTTTGGGCGGAGCGAACGCAATATCCGCCGTTACCGCAAGGAGCTGGTAGACGCCGGACGGCTCAAATATCAGAAGGCGGTTAAAAACCGGCGCAAGGGCGTTTATACTTTAATCCCTTTTGCGGATAATGTGGCGCCCACACGCCTGAAGAATCTGGCGGATGAAACCGTGTCGGTTTTCGGCCTTGTGGATAAGTATGCCGGATAGGGTAAAGCGGCCAGATATGACCGCAATGTGGACAAAAAGAACAAAATAGCGGCAATATCGCGGACACAGGTGTCCGCCATTAGTAATATTATTAATAATATTATATATTAATCTTTATTAATTCAGGAGGTGCGTTTGTACACAAACCGATACGGAGCAGGAAGGCCCTGTACAGGGCGGCTGAGACATTACACTGTGGAAGGGGAATGCCGGGTGCGCAAAGTGCTGTCGGCCAGAAGCCGCGAGGAGGCGGAGGATTGCTTTTACGAGGCGGCCGGCGCGGTGGAGGATTGTTTTCCAGAAGCGGTTTTGGAGATTCGGTCCATTCGCGAGGATGAGTGAAGGAGGGTGTGCTTGAGTAAAAAGTACGCGGAGATCGGCGTGTTGGTGGCAAGGGCGCAGGCAGGAAGCAAGGCGGCAGCGGAAACGCTGCTGCTGACCTTTAAGCCGTTGATTTTAGCCACCATTAGCGAGTATATTTACGATAAAACCCAGCTGGAAGATGCCTATCAGGAGGCCTGTGTTATTTTTATGGAGCGTTTAAAGGATTTTAAATCAGAGCGGCCGGACTATTTTCCAGCCTATATTAAAAAACAGCTCTTTTACGTGTTTGTCCAGCGGGCTAAAAAGCGGCCGGCTGTCTCGGCTCAGACGGCGATTTCGCTGGACGCGCCGGTGGCGGAGGGGGGCACTCTGGCAGAGGCCCTTCCGGCTGAGGCGTGTGCGGAGACGGACGCGCAGCGGTGGGCGCGGGAGAAAAGAGAGGACAGCCACCTGTTTTTTCTGAAGCTGCGGGTGGCACAGCTGCCCAAAGCCCAGAGGGAGTGCATTCAGGCTCACTATTACAGGGGTCAGACTTACCAGGCCATCGCAAGAGAACGCGGCGTCAGCGAGCAATGCGTGGCGAAGACCCTGAGCAAGGCCATGAAGGGCCTGCGGAAAGCCTATGGCATTGAGAATGCTTAAAGAAAGCTTAAAAGCAGGTTGGGTGTTTTGGGGATTTGCCATATTGTAAGGTGTAAGGCAGCGCTGCCGGAATATAAACAGGAGGCAAACAATATGGCAACGATTGAGAAAACTGTGGAATCGGTGGGAATGAAAATCACCGTTAATTATGGAGAAAAGGATGGGAAAGTACCTAGTTTTATTCAGGTAAGTGTAAAAAACGGCTAAATCTAGCCGTTATTGGAAGTTCCAGGTGATGGTTATTTCCTGGTTGAGAATGTCGATACGCTTGATCAGTGACCGAACAATGGATTTTTGTTCTTCGATGGTTCCGGATTTAAAAGCATAGTCGACCTTGTCGAAAACTTCTTTATAGTCCTCATAAGTCTGTTTGAATCCAGATTGTTTTTCAGAAATTTGGGATTCTAAATCTTTCTTTTGGGCGTAGAGGGTATTGATTTGTTGGCTTAGGGTGTCGGTCGGGATACCATCCATGCTGTATAGCTCCATAAGCTTTCCGATGCGCTTGTCGATTTCTGCGGCCGCAGATTCCAGGGACGCAATTGCATCGCTTGGGGAAGCGTCCGGCTTCTGTATCTCCTCAAAAAAGTCTTTGCTGATGGCAAGCCTCTTGATTTTTTCAATTATAAGAGGGTCGAGCTTCTTGGTGGGGATGGGCTTGTTGCCACAGCATCGTATTCCTTCGTTTCCTTTTTTTCTCCGGTTTGGGGAGCAAGTGTAATAAGTATACCTTACTCCATTGCAGGTACTCATATTTATGCCAAATCGGCTGCCGCAATTCCCGCACCAGATCACACCGGTAAGGAGATAGGTGGTTTGCCGCCCACGATTTGCCGCACGCGTTTCAAGCCGAAGATTTGCTTTTTTAAAGGTTATCTCGTCAATGATCGGTTCGTGCTGGCCTTCAATCACCTCTCCAGCAAACCGTATTTTTCCGGTATAAGCTGGATTTGTAAGAAGTTGATTGATCGCAGATGGGTGCATCCAAGCCTTTTCCCCATGATAAGTTTCTTCCATTATTTCACTGATCTTGTTATATGAATAGCCTTTCAACCATAGATCGAAAACCTTTCGGACCGCCAGGGCTTCTGTGGGGTTAATCTTCAGAACACCTTTTTCAAGTGCATAACCATATGGCGGCTTTGATCCATGGTAGAGCCCTGTCTTGGCCCTGGCTTCCATTCCGCTGTGCATCCGCTCAAGAATCTGCTCTCGCTCCAGCTGCGCAAAAACAGAAAGTATTCCAACCATGGCCCGACCGAAGCTGGTGCCGGTGTCAAAGCTTTCGTTAACCGAGACGTAATCAACGTGGTAGGGAAGGAAAATATCCTCGATCAGATGAAGTGTATCCTTCTGGCTGCGGGACAGCCGATCCAGCTTAATGGATACCACCACGTCTAGATTTCCAGCTTTTGAATCGGCAATCATCTTCTGCATGGCCGGCCGGTCCAGCTTAGCGCCGGAGAAACCGCCGTCAATGTACTCCTCGGCTATCGCCCAGTCATGAGACTGACAGTAAGCTTCAAGGCGGCGCTTTTGCTCTGGAATCGAATAATTGTCCACTTGTTCTTCCGTACTTACGCGGATATAGAGACCCGCTCTCTTTTTCATTTGTATGCCTCCTTAAAATTTTGGGCACAAAAATGCCCGGTATATTGGAAAATACCGGGGAAGTGTGGTACAATTATCTTGTTAAGGGATGTAGTACCCGACTTACCCCGGGGATCTATGTCATCGCCTCTGTGTTGGTAGCACAGGGGCGTTTTTTATAATCTTGATAAACTTACTCTTTCATATGATTCGAGGGAAGTGTTTTGATTGCTAAACAAATACTCTTGCTCAACTCTTTTTCTCTGTGCTGAGTATTGCAAATGATATTCATAACACTCAGTATCTGAATAAATGCTGGCCACTTCCTCAGCATGATCATATGTGGTGATCCAAAAATAATCTCTTAAATTTATAATGGCATCATGGAGTTGTTGATGATCCTCATGTGTAAAGTAGTTTGTATATAATTTTTGGCCTTGTTCATAATAAGGAGGATCAAAAAAACAAAAAGTATTTTTGGGATTTTCATTTAAAATAACATTGTTAATCAAATCTGTAGCATCATTAAAATAGAGGTCAATGTGATCTGCTAAATGCGCAATTGTTTGAATTTTTCTTACAAGATTCTCAGCGTTATACCGACAATCAATTAGATAGCGACCGCCTTGTGAATTTCCACCTATTGGGCCACCAGTTATAATTCCACTTCTATTTGTCCTGTTTAGAAAAAAAGTTGCAAACCCATTTTCTAATGATTGAGGGTATTCGTGAGTGTTAGTATAAACGTCTCTTTGATGATGCCATTCATCAAGAGTTACAGGAGTATTTTGAACTAAATCGATAAAAGCTTCTGTATCATTTAAAATAGAATACCAAAAGGCATGAATAGATGGATCGAAGTCGTTAATTACTATTCTTTCCACGGTGCGGTCTAATAACAATCTTAAAGCAAGACCAGCCCCCCCAGAAAAAGGCTCAATGTAGACACCATTTTCGATCTCGTTAATGGCCAGGAGGTGGCTTACAAATTTATAAAGTTGTGTTTTCCCTCCAGGGTAGCGAAGCGGGGATTTTGTTTGTGGCATATTTATTCTCCTAAATACTGTGAAAATATGACTCAACTAGATATTTTGGAACACCCTTACGGATGAGTGTTTTTTTTACTAGAATTTCAAATTTATCATTGAATTCAGCGACCTTTTGTCTGTTCATTCTACTCCATAATCTGAATGGATTTGTGTGTATATTGGTAGTTATTATTTTTTGAAGCTCTTCATTTTTGTAAAAATTTTTAAACGCTTCTCTAATTTTACCGCCATAATCCTTTTGAGTAGTGCAATAGGCTTCAATAACAGAACTTAAACAAAAATTTTCGCAAGCATATCCATCTAAATTTAATAACGAAAGAATATTTTCAGAGATACGCAAAAATACATTTCGGTTAAATTTTAAAGGGTGGTTAATCCAAAAAGGGTCATTTGCCGGCAATTTATATAAAAATTCGAATAAAAGTTGATCTGGCGGAAGAGGGCCTGGAAGATTTATTATTGTTTTGCCACCTTTTTTTGTGTTATCTTCCTGATCTCCATCTAATACTATAATGCTTTCTTTATAAAATTCTGGTATTTTTGCATTGTAGAGGCTTATATACTGATCACAACCAAGCGTTACATTTTTCATAGGTTGCAATATTTTTGTGATTGATCGTTTAGTTACTAAAGATTTATAAAAAGAGTAAGCTTCACTATCCTCAAAATAAACGTTTATTTTTGGCAGTTTCTCGGTACTATTTACTTTAATTGTTTCAATCCGCAAATCAGCTTCAATTTCTGCCCAAGAGGGATTTTTGATAGTATTAATTTTACCATATGAATCTGTTAAATAAACAACTTCATAAAGTTTTTGGTCATTCTCACGAAGATCATAAATACTTTGAACCATAGTTGGAGAATGTGAAGTTAAGATAACTTGTAAATTTAATTTTTTAGTGATCTTAGAAAGAAAACTTACGAAATTAAGCTGTGCAGCTGGAAACATTCCCGCATCAGCCTCATCAATCAATAAAATCCCCCCATGATAATCTACATATTGATCTTGGAGATATTGGAAAGACAGAATAGCTTCAAGAATTTGTCCAATATTATCTTCGCCAACAGAAACAGATTCCTTGTCATAATCTTTACCATGAATAACCATTGAATTCATAGTACCGACAGTGGCGGCTACATTTGACACACCGTATTTAGATAAAATTCTCCTGTTCCAATCCACAATATCTTTTTTATGATTTTCTATATATTCGATTTTAGTTTCTGTGTATTTTTTTCTTTTAGTAATTGGTAGAAGTCTTTCCAAGCTAAGATATATTATAGGATGTGTCACATTGTGAGAATCAAAACCTCGTAGTACTGGTCGCGGGAGCTCCCTATCTTTATAATCATATATTTTTAACTCTAGATTATCCATATCTTTTTTTGAAGCTCCATCGTGTATATGAAAATATACACTCATATCCCCAGGTTTGTCGTATTTTGTAGAAAATCTAAAGTGTTCGCCAAAAGTAGATTCAAAAGTGTTATCAGTCAATGTCCTGAAATCTTTTAAAATATCTTTGCCGTCTCCACCCTTCGAGTAGTCGGTTCTAAAACTAAAGGCTTGAGCAATAATACCTAAAATAGTAGATTTAGAAGTTCCGTTTTTCCCACAAATGACAGTTATCCTATCTCCAAAATTCACAGTAATATTTTCTAATCCTCTAAATTTAACAACACGTATTTTTTTTAACTTAGTAATGTTTTTGTCCATCAAAGTATCTCCAAGTATAATTAATATAGATATTATACACTACAAGAAGAAAAATTGAAAACGGTTTTTTGTTTAAGGAGTACAAAAATATATCCTATCTTGCTATTGCTTTTTATAAACTGACGTTCTATAATTAAACCAATAAGCAAACGTGCGTTTGGCTCGGAGGGCGTAATATGGATTATAAAGAATTTATTATCGGTTTAATTAAAAAAATTAACGACGAAAAATTGTTGGAGTCATTATTTTATGTTATTCAAAAGCTAATAGGGCGGGGTGTTTAAATGATCTCGCCTTACTTTTTTAGTAGATCAACATAATCTTTTAACTTATTGTAATTATCCTCATTAAAATGAATGATGTTATTTATTAAAATACGAAAATCAGCATCATCCTTAAGTTTATATATTATGTCATCAAGTTCATTACTTTCGTCTTTTCGTGCATACAATAGATCGCTCAATTCAATCATTAACCAGCTTGCTATATCTATCAACTTATCTGTTTTTGGTATTTTTTTTGCATTACACCAATCAGATGCAGTTGCGGAAGAGACTCCAAGTTGTTTATATAAATCAGCTTGTGTCTTGCCGCGCTTTGCTAACCAGTAATTTAAATTGGTCGAAAATAAATTTCTCAGATTTTCATTATCCATCATTTTTCCTCCTGTGGTTATATTGTAAACTAAAAGCTAGTATAAATCAAGTGAAATATGATAAAAAAAGTTAGCGCCTAGTATTGACATGCTAGCTTAAAGCTAGTATAATTAGGCTATAAGAAACGAATAAGGTGGTGAAAAACATGGAAAAGCTTCCTCTTAAAGCTTTTAGAGCGGCTAATAATCTTACACAAAAGCAGGTTGCAGAACAAATAGGAGTTAACCGTATGACCTATAACAAATGGGAAAATTATGAAACGTATCCAGATGCTATGCAACTAATAGCTTTGTCTGAATTATTCAAGTGTCCGATAGACGCTTTTTATTTTCCTAAAAGAACTAGCTTAAAGCTAGCAAAAAATATGTGTATCGATAAAAGCGATGTCGTCTGAGGACGACCATTAAAAACACACCGCCGATAGGATTGACGGGGTCGCACCCTCAAATCCTCCCCGAATATAGATTAAAAATGTCGTTTCCTTGATTGAACACACGCTAACAGACTTTTACCATACAGCGGCCCTGTCAATCGTATCGGCGGAGAAAGGAAAAAATCATGAAAAAAAGTGAAATTACAGTGAAAGAAAAGTTGTCGGATGGAACTTACATCGAAGATACCACCGGTTACTGTCCGGCATTTACAGTCGGGGTGGAAACCGCTTGCCGGATGATTCAGGAAATATGGGATAAGGGACATGCAGCAGAGCAGGAGGCCGCCTCATGAACCTAAGTTACGCCGGCCTTCCCTTCGTCCTCATCAGCATCGCCGTTTATGAAGTCTTTCGCTTCGCGGTCAACAGAGGGTGGCTATGGAAGGATTAATCTATATTTACTGGGTGGGAAGACTCGCAGAGACGACCGGCTGGCTGACCGTGATCGGGTTGGTGATGGTGCCGGTAGGTATTGAAATTTTGAAGGAGGTGAAAAGGAAATGACCGATGAACAAGTCGTAACGAGATATCTGAAAGCCGCGCATGAACTGGCAATGCTGCCCCACGGAATCGGCTGGACGCCGGAAGTCGGCAGAAGGCGCAAGGAACTGGAGCGACAGGTGGAAACGATGCGGCCACAGATTGATGGGCTGCACCGGAAGTATGGCAAATAAAAAAGGTCCCAAAGCGATGCCACGCATAAGGGACCAGACATATGTTATGTGGTTATTGTACCACAGGAATGGAGAAAAGACAATGACCGAAGAAATTTTAAATCGAATCGTCGAATCGGAAATTGCACCACAAAATCAAGAGGAAGACCACAAGAAAAAAGAAAGAAAAAGGCAGAAGGATAATTATTACTATCTAAAAAGCCTTGGCGTTTGTACGAGGTGTGGAAGAGAAGACGCTTTTCATGGACACGTATATTGCCCATCCTGCATGGAAAAAATTCAGAAAGAGAGCAGGGCGTATTACCGGCGGTTAAGCGACGAAGATAGAGAATTAAGACGTAAAAAAAAGAATGAATACGACAAAAAACGCTATCAGCAGCGAAAAGCAGAAGGGCTGTGTGTTGCGTGTGGGAAAAAAGCAGTCAAGGGAATTTTCTGTATAGAGTGCTATGTCAAAAATAAAAAAAAGAATCAGAAGCGCGCCCAGAAAAAGAAAATTGAAACGGGTGGTGATCCGAGAGAACTCCGCACAGAAAAAGGGTTGTGCCGTTTTTGCGAGGAACCGGCCCTGCCAGGGCATCGGCTCTGCGAAAAGCATTATTCGATAGCCGTAGAATCGGCTCGCCATGCGCGTCAATTTAACCATTACTGGCGTGAAGAAAACCAGCTTTTATTCATGAAAAAAGGGTCCCAAAGCGAGACCAACGCGTTTAGGACCAAGTAGTATGTTATTTCACCAACAGTATAGCATAGAAAGAAAGGGAAAATAATGATCCAATACACAGGGATTCCACCATAATAAGAGCTGTGCGACGCCATATTGTTCATCTTTAAGTTAAGCCTTATCCGCAGGCTAAAAACGCGGAAATAAAAAAAATAAAAATTGGTTTGTAAAAACACACAAGATAAAAACGGACGGGAATGAGCACCCGTTCAACCTGAACAGTCAAATTTCTAAGCTTTAATGGATTTTGAAAAGCCGGAGGGCAGGGTACTGTCACTCCGGCCAAACATTCTCAAATAAACCAAAGGAGAAAAAACATGCAATTAAGCGAAATTAACAACGGTGCCTTGCAGGAAGTCTTTGACTATGAGTTCGACAAGGTTCTAAAAAACATCCGGGACATCAACACCGATCCCAAAGCAAAACGGAAGGTCACCATCGAGATGACCATCAGCCCCAATGAAAAACGCACCATCGGCGATATTGACTTTAAGGTCAAGCACACCGAAGCCCCGATCAACGGTTTTGCCACCGCCATTACCATCACCGAAGACGGCCGCAAGGTGGTCGCAGAAGAAATCGGGAACGAGCTTCCCGGACAGATGAACGTTGAAAATGTACTTGAAATGGAAGGAGTTAAATAATGGACTTAACACGTGATTTTATTGAAAAGATTGAAGAAATGGCAGCGCCGGAAACGATCCATGTCGGTGATCTGGAGTATTCCCATCAGCACCTTTACCCGGTTATGCCTCCGAGGCCAGAGCCATTACAGACCAAAAGCCTGAGCAGCATCGTGGATTATCTGAAAGGGAATATCGATCAATGTGATCCGGAAGAAATTTTGATTCATGTTGTCGATGAAGAGACCGTTACGGTGAGCAGCAATCTGTTTTACGACCTGCGAACTCGCGAGGTCTATATGACCGCAGACGCACCGCTGCCACAGCTCCGCCTGAATGATTTTATCCCCCGAGAAAACTTTAACATCATGCTGCAATCCTGCTTCACAGAAAAGGGTGACCGAGACAGTGTCTTGAGAGTAATTGGCAACATCAGCCAACAGCAGAGTGGAGGCGTGGAGGTTTCCGATGATGGCGTCACCCAGAACGTTGAAGCCAAAGCTGGAACCGTGCTTAAAACTAAGGCAACGATCCCGAACCCCGTCAACCTGGCACCATTCAGGACCTTTACAGAGATTGACCAGCCCCTCAGCCCCTTTGTTCTCCGCATCAACGAAGACATGCGCGTGGCACTGTTCACCGCCGACGGCGGCGCCTGGAAGCAGGAAGCCATGAAAAACATTCAGACCTACCTGAGAGAAGCCCTGAGCGATGAAGCTGGGAACTGCCCTTACACCATTATTGCATAGAAAAAAGCCGGGTGACGCAGCCACGTCATCCCGGCACATTAAAGAACTACCTGTAAGTGAGTATATCACGATTGGAGAAAAAATCAAGTGAAAACCGAAAAGAAACCCGACGAAATTCCGCCATACCGCCTTGGTGTGCTCATGAATACCGCCGCCAAGATTACCAAGCTCATGGTCAACAACCCGGATTTTGTCACGACCTATCGGGACTGCGAAATCATTCTGGATACCGTTCGGAGTGCTGTGGATCAGGCCATGGGGAAGGAGGAAGACCATTATGAAGCATGAACAGGCATTGATCGAAAATGCGATCACCACCTTAAAAGGCAAGCTGTCCGCCTTAAAGAAAGACAGCAAGGGTGGCCATGATTATGGCCAGGCCGCCATCCAGGCAGGTATTGAAGCCCTGCGGATGCGGGCGGCAAAGAAGCTTTACAAGCGGGAGGATGGCGAGCGCGTCGGCTTTTTCTGCCCAACCTGTGGCCATGCCATTGGCGCCATTCAGCTCCATACCCGAGTCCATTCCGGATTTATCGGTGAATACTGCCCCTGGTGCGGCCAGCATATCAAGCGGGAGGTGCAAAGCGATGATGCGCGCCTATAAAGCTCCGGATGGCCTGCGGGCCTGTGTGGATTATAAATATAAAGAAACCGTCAAGGCCATGGGCGGCCAGTGGGATCCCTTCCACAAGGAATGGGTGCTGCCCTACAGCCTGGATGTCTGGCAGGGGCTTTTGATGGCCGTGCCTGGCATTGAAGGCGACACTGCGGTTAAAGCGGACTTTGAAACACCGGTGGCGGCCGAAAAGAAAACTATCTCCGATATCGGCCCCATGCCCTTAAAAGCAGGAATCACACCCTTTGAACACCAATACGCCGCCTATGCGAAAGCCATGGCCCTTTTTCACCAAGGGCGATGCGGCTACGGCTTTTTCTTTGAGATGGGATGCGGAAAATCCCTGACCGCCGTGGCCGTCGCGGGACAGCTCTATCTTGAAAAGCAGATTCGCGCCGCGCTGATCGTGGCACCCCTTTCCGTCATACCCGTATGGCCGAGAGAGTTCGCGGATTATGCCGGCTATCCCTTTAACGTCACCGTGCTCGATGACAGCAGCCGGAAAAAGAAACTTGAGAAGCTTAAGGCCGCGAAAAATCAATCCGGCCTGTGCGTAGTTGCCATCAACTACGAAAGTTGCTGGCGCCTGGAGACCGAACTGCTCGCCTTTGGTTTTGACATGATCATCGCCGATGAAGGACAGCGGATCAAAGACCCTTTGTCCAAGCAGTCCAAGGCCCTGCACCATCTGGGCGATCAGGCGCGCTATAAACTGGATCTGACCGGCACCCCGGTGTCCAACTCACCCCTGGATTATTTTTCCCAGTACCGTTTTATGGACCGTGAAATCTTTGGAGACAGCTGGTATGCCTTTCGAGGCACCTACGCCTTCATGGGTCAGGGTACCAACCATGCCACCGGGAAAACCTATTCCCAGGTCATCGGCTATCGGAATTTGGGGGATCTGGTAAAAAAAGTTCACAGCATCGCCTACCGAGTAACCAAAGAGCAGGCCCTGGACCTGCCCGATCAGCTTAATGAAACCCTGTATTGTCATTTTGAAGCCCCTGCCGCCAGAGCCTACAGAGACCTGGTGAAAGACAGCATCGCCGAGCTTGACAACCTGCCCGCAGTGACTGCTCAGCACGTCATCACCCAGCTGCTGCGTCTGAGCCAGATCTGCGGCGGTTTTGTGAAGCTGGATACCGAAGGCTACGAGAACGACCCCAACGCCGGAAAGCTGATTCCCATCAGCAAAGCCAAGATCAAGCTCTTTGAAGAACTGCTTGGCGACTTACTCTCCGTGAAGGGAAAGAAGGTGGTCGTGTTCGCCCGGTTTACCGCAGAGATTGAACTGCTGCGGAAAGTCCTCGAAAAACAGCTCGGGACGGACGGGTACCGGATGATTGACGGAAGTGTGCCCAAGGACGTGCGCGGCGAATACGTCGAAGATTTCCAGAAAGATCCCGCGATCCGGGTTTTTCTGGCCCAGATTCAGACCGCCGGCCTGGGTATTACCCTGACCGCAGCCGATACCACAGTTTACTACAGCATGGATTACAGCTATGCAGCCTATGAACAGAGCCGGGCCAGAACCCACCGAATCGGGCAGAAAAACAACTGCACCTATATTCATCTGGTGGTCAAAGATACTGTGGACGAAAAGATTCTGGAGGCCCTGAGCCAAAAGAAAAGCATTGCCGACCTGTGTGTCGACAATTATCAAAAATTATTAGGAGGAACCAAAAAATGATGGAAGTAACCCAGAAAGCCCTGGAGCTCAAGGAAGTGGACGAGCTGATCAAAGGCATGGAAAAAGAATTGAAAGACTATAAGGCCCTGCGGGATGAAACGAACCGAGAACTGGCCTCTCTGATGGTAGACGAGGAAATGCAGTCTCTAAACTGCGCGGGCACCACCTTCTACCTGACACAGCAGCGCCAGGTAAACTATGACAAGGATCAGGAAGCGGATTTTTTCGAAGCCCTTCGTTCCCACGACTATGGCGGTATTATCCGTGAGACCATCAGCAATCAGACCCTAAAGGCTACGGTGACCAAAGAGATCATGCAAGACGATGCCGCTGGCAATCGGGTACTGCCAGACTGGGCCGCCCCCTATTTAAACATTTTTGAACAGCCAAAAGTAAACATGCGCAAAGCGTGAGAAAGAGGAAAAAACAATGACAACAAAAAATGAACTGATGACCATGGAGATTGCAGCGCTGGGGGAAACCGGTCTCGGTTTAACCCAGGAGGAAATCGCAGAAGAACTGGGCGGGGACATTCCCCAGTATCCCCGCATCAAAATCCCGGCCGGAGGAGGTATCGCTTTTGAGATTCCCGGTGAAGACCCGGAAAATCCAGAGATTGAAAAAGAGATCATCGGCGTGGTGGTCTGGCATCATAAATCCAATGCCTATTGGGCTGTGTCAAGCGATGACAATACCCCGCCGGACTGCCTGAGCCATGAAGGAGTCCAGGGGATCGGCAATCCTGGCGGCAGCTGCAAGGAATGCCCCCTCAATGCCTTTGGCTCTGGAGAAGGCGGGAAAGGCAAGGCCTGTAAAAATATGGAGATGCTCTATATCCTTCAGCCTGAAAACCTGCTGCCTGTGGTCGTTTCCCTGCCGCCAACCAGCCTTAACAACTGGCGGACTTATAAGACCCTGCTCATCAGCCGGGGCAAAAAGGTCAATGCGGTCGTGACGAAAATTACCTTGAGTAAAAAGAATACCGGCGGCAATGACTACAGTGTGGCCAACTTTAAAATCGCTGGCAACCTGGATTCGGAAACCGTCGGGGCTGCGACCATTTACCGCCAGAGCATTAAAGATATGCTGGCGCAGCAGGCCGCTGAAGCAATGGTTCAGGCTAAATCTGCCCCAATCGACGCCGATTTTACCGAAATCGCTGATGACGAGGTCCCATTCAAATAGATAGGAGAAAACCATGCCAAACTTTTTAGCAAGCGCCCTGAAATTTGCCCGCGGCGGCTTCCCGGTCTTTCCGGTGGCTGCCCGGGGCAAAGCGCCCCTCACCGAAAACGGGCTCAAGGACGCAACGACCGACGAGAAACAGATTAACCGCTGGTGGTCTGAGTGGCCGGATGCCAACATTGCCATGGCCACCGGTCACGGCATGGTGGTTCTGGATATTGACGTCGACGCAGACAGAGGCGTGGATGGCTATGACAGCCTGCGCCTCTGGGAATCCGAATTTGAAACGCTTCCGGAGACCTGGATGGTTTTAACTGGCGGCGGCGGCACCCATTACTATTTCAAAACCGACAAAGAAATCCGAAACCGTACCGGTGTGCTGCCCGGCGTGGACGTGCGGGGCGACGGCGGCTATGTTATTGTGCCGCCGTCCATTCATCCGAATGGCCGCACCTATGAATGGGATGCAGTCTCCTTTGATTATAAAGCGCCCGTCCCACTTCCCGAGGACCTTTATGCGCTGATGGTCAATAACAGCACGAGCGACCGTCCAAAGTTTGAACTGCCCGAGCAGATCCCAGAGGGCGAGCGCAACGATACCCTTTTCCGGTATGCTGCCAGCCTCCAGGGCAAGGGCCGCACCGACTTTGAAATCATGGCCATTGTTCAGGCTGCCAATGATCAGTGCTGCGATGTCCCCTTGAAGCCCGGAGAGGTGGAAACCCTTGTAAACTCTGCCCTGCGCTATGACAAAGGCGAGGATCAGGCCGCTACGACCGCAGAGAGCAAAGACACCCTGAAAAGAGTAGCGGAGGCCGAAGACGTGGAGCGCCTCCTCTCAAGGGAAACCTTTGAACGTATCTTTGCGATCAAGGATCCCTTCGAGCGGGAAAAACAGATTGCCAAAATGAAAGCAGCAGCCCGCAGCCTCAAGGTCACCCAGAGCTTTAATAACCTGCTGCGGGCCCACCAGAAAGAGCGGGCCATGGCCAAGAAACAGGCCGAGTCCCGGGACATTCAGTTTACCGATCCACCCATCAAGGGATTGAAATGCGGCGAGTGGGTGGCCGAGGATTCCGGGGTTTACCGAAATGTGGAAAAAAACAACGGTGATGCCTTTAAAGAGTATGCCTGCAGTCATCCGGTTATCATCACCGAGCGCCTATGCAATATTGACACCGAGACCGAAAAGCTGACCCTGGCTTTTCTGAAGGATGACAAGTGGCAGACCCTGATCGTAGAACGCTCCACCTTGGCCAGCCGCACAAAAGTCATTGAACTGGCTGACCGGGGCATTGCCGTCAACTCCGAGAATGCCAAAGCCTTTATCCGATACCTGGCCGATCTTGAAAGCCTGAACCTGGATAAAATCCCAGCCTACCAGAGTATTGACCGGATGGGATGGATCGGGACCGCCTTCAGCCCCTATGTGGAAGATATCCGCTTTGACGGCGATGCCAAGAACCGCGAAATATTCGAGGCTGTCACCGAAGCCGGCGATTACGAGACATGGAAAACCCTGTGTCAGAATGTCCGTAAAACAAGCGTCATCGGCAAGATTATGCTGGCGGCAAGCTTTGCTTCCTGTTTGATTGAACCCATGGCAAAACTGCCCTTTTTCGTTCATCTGTGGGGTGGCACCGAGGCCGGCAAGACCGTGGCCCTGATGCTCGCAGCCTCCGTCTGGGGAAACCCGGTCCTTGGAAAGCTGACACGAAGCTTTAACGCCACACTGGTAGGCCTTGAACGGGCAGCCGCCTTTAATTACGCCATCCCTCTGGTGCTGGATGAACTCCAGACCATCAAGGATTCTTATGGCGGCGGTTTTGACAAGATTGTCTATAACCTCTGCGAAGGGCAGGGGAAAATCCGGGGACTCAAGGCCGGAGGCATTGAGCGGATGAACAAGTGGAAAAACGTCTTTCTGTCCTCAGGCGAACAGCCTCTGAGCAATGACACAAGCGGCGGCGGGGCTAAGAATCGATGTGTTGAAATTGGGTGTAAAACAAATATTTTTGAAAATGCCCGTCTCGTGGCCAATACGGTGCAGGGGAACTACGGCTTTGCAGGAAAGCACTTTGTTCAATTCTTGCAGGACGAGGCTGTTTTTAGCCTCATACGGCCTCAGTTTGACACTTTTTACGATGAACTGATCGAAGGAGGCTCCACTGAAAAACAATGCCTTGCCGGGGCCCTGCTGCTCTTTGCCGATATGATTGCCACCGACATGATTTTCGAAGACGACAAGCCCCTGACGGTGGAGGAGCTGTCACCTTTTCTAACCACCAGGGAGGAAATCGACGTGGCCACAAGGGCCCACGCTTGGATTCTCTCGTGGATCGCCTCCAACCGGTTTCATTTTCAGAAGATCGGTATGGATGGCAGGGCCGATCCCATGCAGGAGAATATTGCCATATGGGGGCGGATTGAACGGGACGGCTACACCAGCATCATCGGTTCCCGCCTTGCAGAGGATATTGAGAAGGCCGGCTTCAGCTACCGGGCAGTTTTATCCGCCCTGGCAGACCGGGACGCCCTGGCGCAATCCGGCGGGAAGAACACCTGCACGGTTCGGATCAACGGTTGTCCGGTCCGGTGCGTCCGGATCAAGACCAATCAGACATTGGACGGCGAACAAATCAGCCTCCTGGACGACCCGGACTTTTATGAATTAGAAGACACCCATACGGCGTAAAGCGCTACAAGATGTAACACCGTAACACTTATGTAACACTTTTTAAAAAAGAAAGTGTTACACCCTCAAAACCGTAGAAATACAGACTTTTTAAAACCTTTTTATCGAATGTAACACTGTAACACTTAAAAGGAAACCCTCTATACGCGAGGAAAACAAAATACTTTAATAAAGTAAAGTATCGCAACGCACTCCTATATATAGGTGAGTGTATTTTGCCAAAAAAGGTGTTACAGTGTTACATCCAGTATTTATGCGAGTTTGAGCATCCAAAACGGTGTTACGGTTTGTGTTACAATCCCGTATTGAAGTGTTACATGGAGGAAATATGAATGAAAAACGCGATGTGAGCGATAAAATCGAAGCCTACTGCAAAAAACACCCGGATTACTTTATACGAAAGATCCACTGCGGCGCTTACCAGGGCAAAGGCCTTCCGGATCTCTGGGGATGTTACAAAGGCATGTTTATCTGCTGCGAGGCCAAAACCGATAAAGGCCGGCCCTCGAAGCTGCAGAAGCATTATATCAAGCTGATCAACGCCGCCGGCGGGTGCGCGTTTATCGCAAGAAGCCTGGAGGACTTCATTCAGGCGGTTGAGAAAGGCCACCAGAAGGAAAACAAAGCGGCGATGGATTGTGAGGATTATCGGAAAGACAATAAGGACACCCATGGTCGATGTAAAGGCGCGGCGCGTCCCGCCAGTTTTGCGGAAAATAATTGTAGCCATTGTAAATTTTATCAAGAAAGGGAAATGCTATATGACTGAAAACCAGGAAAGATACGCCGAGCTGATCAAGCAGGCACTGGAGAAGGAAGAAACCATGATCCTGATCGAGCCCATGAAAATGGCCCTGATGGAAGCGCTCAGGGTACACGTGCAGCCCCAGGGAGAAAAACGCCGGTCCTTTGACACCATCGTGCCCACAGAAAAGGGAAACTGGGATGTGGCGGTAAAGAATCTGCGGACGCGGATTAATCATGTGTATGGAGGTAAAGTGGTGTGAGATTGATTGATGCAGACAGGCTGAAGCTTGTTTTAGAGAAAAATTTTGGAGAGATCGGTGGTAATAATGTTTTGCAGCAGATAATTGATAAACAGCCGACAATAAAGCCAAGCGCATCTGAATGGCACGTTGTAGCTGAGGGGGATTTGCCGCCGAAACTAAAAGATGGAGAGCGTGCTAAAACATACCTCATAACAAAAAATGATGCCCAGAAATACATCGATTTTGCGTTTTGGGATGGTGAAGCGTTTGGAAGAGAGCGGAAATGTAATATCGTAGTTTCTGGCGTTTCAGCCTGGCGGGAGCTGCCGGAGCCGTGGGAAGGAGCGGAAAAATGAGCTTAAAAGACGCATTAGAAAATGATGTATTGACAGAAGAGGATCTCAGAGAATCTTTCGAACGCTTAACAAAGATAAGCGCAGCTGCAAAAGATTTGAAATGGGGAGAAAGTAAAGAGATCGAATGTCTAGACTGTAAAGGTGTCTTAACGGTATCGCGATCAGACTATAACGGCCATATCTGGGCGGTTTGCGAAAACTGCGGCGTTAAGATGATGCAGTAGGACGTTTAAGGGAGGAATACAAATGATTAAATTAGATCCAACAAAAATATACTACTTGTCCCACCCGTGTACGAGCGTGGGGACGATGGCAAAGAATAAATGGCACGAACAAGAGTGTGTAGACACGATCTTACTATCCCAGGAGGGCTATGTGTGCCGAGATCATCCCGGAGATAATAAGATTAAGCTCGTCCGGCCATTGACATTGATTCCAGAATATTTACCAGAGGATGAAGCCATGGTGCGGTGCCTCGGATTCCTGGAAGAATGTGACGCGATTATCATGTGTGGCGACTGGGAAAAATCAAAAGGATGCGTGAAGGAAAAGTGGGCGGCGGAACGTTGGGAGCTTGAGGTTTTGTTTTATGAGCAGGTGGTGAAAAAATGATCGAGCACTGGATACCAAAGGAGGGCCTATGACAAGCGAAGAACGACAAAGAAAAGTAAGGTGGCTAATGCGGTACCGTATTGCTGAAAAGCGCATAAAGCGACTGGAAGCTGAAAAAGAGCGCTGGTGGGAGCGGGCAACCTGTACCACCACTGCGCCGACTTATTTTAAATACATTGACAAGCAAGAGGACAAGGACAAGCTGACCAGGGAACAGCGCCGCCGCAACGAAATGCCGCCGGTCATCGTCCGGGGAGGGAAACATCTTACCCTTGAAGACATCGTTGCCGAGATGGACGCCCTTGATCGGGAGTTGCAGGAAGCGATTTACCGGGCAACAGCTTTGCGCCGGGATATCGGGCAAGCCATCGACGCGCTGGAGGATGACCGAGAGCAGCTGGTGTTGTATTACAAGTATGTGGATGGGCTGTATCTGGAGGAAATATGCGTTAGGTTGGGGTATTCGTATGCTCATTGTAAAAGAATTCATGAGAAGGCATTAAATGATTTGAAAAATGAGCCGCAATGAGCCATGGAAATGTGTTAATCTGGTAGTATAGAAATTTAAGATAAGGCCATGGCAGGAGCTGTGGTCTTTTTTATCGACTTGATGTATAATACTTAATATACTTTTTGTGGGAGAAAAATATGGAAAAACAGAAAAAGAAAATAATTACCCAGAAACAAGTTAAGGCAATAGTACAAATTGAACTCTTAATTGTAGTAGCATCAATTGGTTATAAATTTTTTGGAAAATTAAGCAATACTCAAGTATTATTAGTTTTTTTAGGGTTTACGTTATATACAATAATCGTATTTTTTCTGATGAAAAGAAGCAATAAGAAAAAACAATTATGTAAAGAAGAAATTTCCCTAAAATATCGTGACTATCAAAAATTCACCAAAGAGAATAACGAATTGATTGAATTAAGAAAAGAAAAAATGTTTAAGGAGTCCACGTTGTTTTATTCCAATTATCTGTATAATGTTATAAATTGGACAATCCCTGTAGTTTTTACTGTTTTAAACTTGGTAGTGGTTTTTTTAAATGAATTAGGAGCAATGCTAACCGTTTTTTTATTTGCGTTTGAATTCACGATATGTTATTTCTATATATTTTGTTTTATTAACCCACGTAAGGAAGAAATAATGGATTTAAAAAATGAAATAACTATAATTGATTTAAAAATAGATTATATAAAAAACAAATAATCAACAGGCATCGGGAACCCGGTGTCTTTTTTCGTGGGCCACGACCTCGGTAAGCTCCGGCGCCGGGGTCTTTTTAATAAAAACAAGGAAAATTATCTGTGAAAGAGCTATAATAGTCTTAAAAACTATTGGAGGGAATTTATGGATATTTTGTATGCACTAGATGGTTTAGTGGTTTGTTTTTCATTTCTTTATTTTTTACGCATAGGCGCTTTCAATGATCTCAAGTTAAGGTTGATAGATAAGAATCAATATGCTAGAAATCGATATGAATATGAAAAGAGAGTTTATTATGTCAAAGAGCTGACTGGAAAAGAAAAAAAGTGGCTTAATAGAGAACTCGTTATTCAAAAAAATAATATTAATCGGATTAAAAGAAGAATAAAAAATTTGAAAGAATTAAGAAATACTATTTTAAGTTTTTCGGCTATTATTTTTACGGTATTTATTGACGTTTTCTCGCGTTTTAATGGTTGTAGCAATGAAATGATACAGTCTTTTATTCAAATATGTTTGTCCGGAATTATTGTGCTGTTTTTTATAATTGCGACATTACGGTTTTGTATCAGCTATTTATCTCCAGAGATGGATGAATGTGTGTCGAAAGTTGAATTTTTAAGAAAAAAATTATCAGAAAATTTACGCTAAATATACGCCCTAACAGAAAGGAGTATCGAAAATGGCCCGACTAACCGCCAAACAAAAGCGATTCATCGAAGAATACCTCATCGACTTAAACGCCACGCAAGCGGCGATACGGGCAGGATACAGCCCGGAAACAGCTGGATCCATCGGATCTGAAAACCTGCACAAACCTGAAATTCGCGCGCGCATAGATCAGGCCATGGCCGAACGCTCCAAACGGACCGGCATCAATGCGGACCGTGTCTTAATCGAACTGGCAAGGATCGGCCTGGTGAATCCTAAAAATCTGATCAACTTTGATGAAGCCACGATCCTTGAAGAGGCCGCAGACGATGACACCGCGGCCATCTCATCCGTGAAAGTCAAGACCATCCCCACGGAGTCCGGGGAGATCATTGAGCGCGAGATCCGCCTCTATGATAAAACCAAGGCCCTGGAGCTTGTGGGGAAACATCTTGGCATGTTCAAGGACAAGGTGGAAGTATCCGGTTCCCTTGAAACCGAGGTATCCAAACTGGATGACCTGATCAAACAAATGAGGGAAGCACCCGATGGCGGATGAACGGTTACTACTGTCTGAAAAGTACAAAGCTTTCCTGCGTTGTAACGCTTCCGTTGAGTTTTTAGAGGGCACCACCGCTGCAGGCAAGACCACCGTCGGCATTTTCAAGTTTATGCTCAAGGTGGCCGAATCCGAAAAGAAGCTGCACATCTTGTCCGGCCTGGATCTGGGAACCATTGAAAAGAACATCATCAACAAAGACCTCGGGATCCTGGATGACTTCGGCCCTCTGGTTGAGTACAACGCGTCCGGAAAAGGCAAGAACAGCTTGCCCCACCTGCTGTTTCACACCAGTGCCGGAGATAAAATCATCTACGTGCTGGGATACGATAACAAGGCCCGGTGGAAGAAAGCCCTGGGCGGCCAGTATGGCGGCCTGTACATCGATGAGATCAACATCGCCGACATGGAGTTTGTCCGTGAAGCGTCCATGCGGTGTGACTACCTGCTGGCCACCCTGAACCCCGATGACCCAAACCTGCCCATCTACAAAGAATACATCAACTGCGCTCGTCCCTTAGCGGAATGGGCCGCAGAAACCCCACAGGAAATCACAGAACTGTTAACCGAAGAACCAAAACCCGGATGGGTCCATTGGTTCTTTTCTTTTGCCCACAACCTGGGCTTAACGCCCGAAAAGCTTGAAAAAATTATGACCAACGTCCCCCGGGGGACCAAGCTCTGGAAAAACAAGATCGATGGCCTCCGGGGACGGGCGACCGGGCTGATCTTCGGCAACTTCGACCGAAAAAAACACGTCCGGACAAAGGCCTGGGTGAGGCAGCAGATCAAAGACAAAAAGCTTTGTTTCAAATGGTTTTCCGCCGGACTGGACACCGCCTACTCCGAGAAAAGCCCGGACACCCTGGCCATGATCTATATCGGTATTACCGACAAAGGTCAGGTCATCGTCCTGGACGAGGAAGTCTATAACAACAAAGACCTGGAGGTCTCCCTGGCGCCGTCCGACATCGTTGAGCGGTTTATCCACTTTCTCGAGCGGAACCGGGAAGCGTGGGGCTTTGCCCGGGACGTCTTTATTGACAACGCCGATCAGGCCACCATCACCGAGTTAAAAAAGCATAAGCGGAAATACGGCAGCCTGTATAACTTTAATGACGCGTATAAAAAGATCACCGTCATTGACCGGATCCATCTGCAGATCGGGTGGATCAGCCAGGACTTTTATATCGTGTTAGAGCACTGCGTCAAGCACATGGCCGAGCTGGAGAGCTATTCCTGGCAAGAAGACAAGTACGAGCCCGAGGACCGGAACGACCACACGATCAACGCCTGTCAGTACGCGTGGATCCCGTTTAAGAGCAAGATAGGATATGGAGATGAACCGAAATGAGGTGGAGTGAAAAATTGAAAAAGAGAATCCGCAGCTGGCTGAATGTCGAGGAGGCCTTCCCGACCATTATCAGCATTACTGAAACCTTAGACTACGAAGGAAACGCCATCAAGAACCGGATATGGTACCGCGGGGATTCCAATGAACTGGAGCAGCTGTATAATGCGCTGAACACCGGTGTGGACAAGCACAAGTTCTGGGCAAGCCATCCCAGCACCCCGAGTATGGCCATCCGGAAAATTCATACAGGCCTTCCCAGTATGATCATCAACGCATTGGTCAGTGTGACTCTGGACGGTTTGAACGACCTGAAGTTTGAGAGCCCCGCGCACGCGGACTACTGGAAAGTCATCGAGGATGAGAATAAGTTTAAAAAGCAGCTTGAAAAAGCCGTCAAAGAGACCCTCTATATCGGGGACGGCGCCTTTAAAATCAGCTTTGATCAGGCCATCAGCCAATATCCGATTATTGAGTATTATCCCGGCGATCAGATCGATGTGGTTTATGACCGCGGCCGGATGCGGGAGATTATTTTTAAAACCGAATACCGGGAAGACCATCAGACGTTTATTCTGTGTGAGCATTACGGTTATGGCTATGTTACCTATGAATTGTATCATGGTGAAGACCTTGTTCCGACAAACACCATCAAGGCCACTGAAAAGCTAGTGGATGTACAATTTAATCCGGACTTCTGCATGGGCGTCCCCTTTAAGATTTACGACAGCGGAAAGTGGGAAGGCCGGGGCCAGAGTATTCTGGACAGCAAAATTGACTCCTTTGATGCCTTTGACGAGGCCTGGAGCCAGTGGATGGACGCGGTCCGGTCTGGCCGAGCCAAACAGTATATCCCAGAAGACCTGCTGCCAAGAGACCCCCTTACCGGAGAAGTGCTAAGGCCCAATGATTTTGACAACCGTTATTTTAAACATGACAGCAGCCTGAAGGAAGACGCCCAGGATAAGATTGACCTGCAGCAGCCCGAGATCCCCCATGAGAGTTATCTGTCCACCTATGTGACCGCTCTGGACTTGTGTCTGCAAGGGTTGATCTCACCCTCCACCCTGGGCATTGACGTCAAAAAGCTGGATAATGCCGAGGCCCAGCGGGAAAAGGAAAAAGCAACCCTGTACAGCCGGACGGCCATTGTTGAAGCCCTTCAGGATATGATTCCAGCCCTGGTGAATGCGACGATCAAAGCCTATTACACTGCCGTTCGAAAACCGTTGGAAGACGTCAAGGTAGACGCCAGCTTCAGCGAGTACGCCAACCCCAGTTTTGAAAGTCAGGTGGAAACCGTCAGCAAGGGTCACAATGGCGGCGTTATGTCTTTAGAGGCCTGTGTGGATGAGCTCTATGGGGATAACCGGGATGAAGTCTGGAAAGCCCAGGAGGTAGAGCGCCTGAAACAGGAGCAGGGACTGGCCGTCGAAACACCGGCAGTTGTCGGAGAGGATGGTTTGACGCTTGAAGATCCAGCCCCTGACGTTGAAACACTGCCCGAACAGGTTGAATAATCATGGCTGATAAGAAAAAAGATTACGACCTAAAGAAAATCTTTGAGGAACTGGAACTTGACTTGATCCGTTCGCTGAAGCGTAATTTAAAAAGCCACGAGCAGCAGGAGATTGACGAGGGCTTTGAGTGGGAGATGTGGCAGTCCGCCAAGCTTCAGAACCTGCGCAAATACCAGCGGGAAAACAAGCAGATCATGGACCGGTACCGCCCTAAGATACGGCATTCCATTCAGGAAAGCATCAACGCCGCTTTCCGAAAGGGCGTCAACCTGTTTTTAAAAATTTGGAATAGCGTCAGGCATCTTTTCAGTGGGCAGCCGTCTGTTCATTTTCCAGAGGACATTGAGCCAAAGATACCGGGAGAACTTAAGCCCATGGGAAAATATCCTAAAGAAAAACACTTCTTTGGCATGAATGACAAAAAGCTGGAGGCCCTAGTAAACAGCGTCACAAAAGACTTGGAGAAAGCAGAGACTGCCACCCTCAGAAAGATGGATGATGTCTACCGGCAAACCGTCTATAAAGCTCAGATGAGTGTGGCCGCAGGCGTAAAGACACTGGATCAGGCCATCGACATGGCGGCAAAGGACTTTCTGGCCAGAGGCATCCAGAGCATCCGGTATAAGAATGGCCACAATGTGAACATTGCCAGCTATGCCGAGATGGCCATCCGCACCGCCAACCACCGGGCCATGCTCATGGGTGAAGGAAAAAAACGGGACGAGATGGGCATCCACACGGTTTTTGTCTCCGCCCACGCCGGCACCTGCGAACTTTGCAGACCCTGGCAGGGCAGAATTCTGATCGATGATGTGTTCAGCAGCGGCACCAGAGAAGAATCCGAAAAAACCGGTCACCCTCTGGTTTCAGGGGCCATAGAAGCCGGGCTGCTGCATCCGAACTGCCGGCACCACCTGGCGACTTACTTCCCCGGCGTGACCCATCTGCCGGAAATACCGGATGACGAAACCGTCCAAAAGAACTATGCGGCAGAACAAAAGCAGCGGCAGATTGAAAGGCAGATCCGTTATTGGAAGAGAGTGCAGGCCGGCGCCATGGATCCCGAGCAGTTCACAAAGGCAGGGCAGCGGGTGAAGCAGTGGCAGAGCCGGATGCGTGAGCACCTGGAAGAAAACCCGCAGCTCAGACGCCAGTACAGCCGGGAAAAAGACCGGTTTAATGGTCAAGACGCGGTTAAGAAACAAGAAGAAGCATTGAAGGCTGAGGCTAAACGTGCTAAAATAAAAGAAATAAGAGACTTCATTCAATCGGATCAACAGCCAAAAGTCATTGAATCCGGAAAACAGGGAAAACACCTTCTGGATCATAACAATTACCAATTAGGACGGAGTTATTTGACCATCACGGTCGAAGAGGCACAGGCGCTTGTCGATCAATACGCAGGAACCGGTGAGCTTCGTTTGACAAAATCGGGTACCTGGGACAAGAAAGAGGTTGTAAAGACAGATCATGTTATTGGAGTAGACGTCAATGCAGTGACAGGGCAAGAAACAGAAACAACTGGATTTAAAATACATTACTCAAAGAAAGGTGTACACATTGTACCGTTCAGGGTGAGAGAATGAACTTAATTCGCGAATTGAAAAAGATATACGCCGAACATGGCGAAACAGGTACACTTAACATGAGAGTAACCTGTTTAGATGGCAAGATTATCGAAGGGCAGTACCTTGGGTTTACCTCTGCTCTGGATAATGAACCAGAGATTGCGCAAATAGATATCTCTGGCGGAGAAGACTGGAGCTACGGACTTTATGAAACAGAAATCAAAAAAATAGAAGTGATTTAAGCATCTATCCTGTAGGTAGGTGCTTTTATTGTGCAAAAAATCAGAAAGGTGGTGAGCGTCATGGCTTGCGGTAAGAAAAAGAAAAAAGGCAGAAAATAAGATAAGGCCCGGACGGGTCTTTTTTCATGCCCAAACACGACAAGGCGTAAAAAGGTGCGTGAGCGGTGGGACACACCTAAAACAGGATATTACAGGGAGACACCCTAAAAACTGGAGGAAATCAAATGGCAAATGTAAACAGTCAAGAACCCGATAAAAACATGCAGACAGAAGGCGCGCCAGCACCGGCAGCGGAAAACAACGCAGATAGCAGAGCCCTTGAGATTGACTACGGCAAACTGGACGAGCTGATCGGAAAGCGAGTGACCGTTGCAGAGAAAGGCGTTCTGAAATCCTATTTTAAGGAACAGGGGCTTTCAGAAGAAGAGGCGGCTGAAGCCATCAAGGCATATAAGGCTAATAAACAGGCCCAGACGCCCGATGTTTCTGAAATCAGTAATCAGCTGGCAGAGGCTCAGAAAACAGCGGCGTTGGCTGAACTGGAAAAAGCAGCGACCCTCGAAGCGCTGACCTTGGAGATTGATCCGAAAACCATCCCCTATGTGCTGAAACTGGCAGATTTTTCAGCTTGCCGCGCAGAAGATGGAAAGATCAGCGCTGAAGCGCTGAAGGCTGCACTCGAAAAAGTTCTTGAAGAGGTTCTGGCTTTCAAAAGCCAAAAAGAAGACAATCTGGGATTTCAGCAGATTGGTGCCGGATCCGGGACAAAAGAGCCCGGCGGCCTGAGTGCCATTTCCAGTGTCTTTGGAAATACAAAATAGAAAGAGGTAAATAACTATGGCATCATACGAATACGCGGAAACCTTTACCCGCGAATTACAGCAAAAATACGCCAGAGAGCTCTGCTCTTATGAGCTGACACAGAGCAACCCTGGCATCCGGTTCATCAATGCCCAGACCATCAAGCTGCCGAGAATGGCGCTGAGCGGTTACAAGGACCATACTAGGACCCCGGGCTTCAATGCTGGAACAATGTCCAACGATTGGGAGGCCAAGCGCCTGACCCATGACCGAGACATTGAGTTCTTCATTGACCCCATGGACATCGACGAAACCAACCTGACCCTGTCCGTTGCGAACATTCAGAACACCTTTGAAGAGGAACAGGCGATCCCGGAAAAGGACAGCTATCGCTTTTCGAAGATCCACACAGAGTTCAAAGCTTATTCCGGTGTTCCGGATACCACGGCGCTGGATGCGGCCACCTTTCTCGAGCTCTTTGACGGGCTGATGGAAAAAATGGATGAAGCCAGTGTCCCGGAAGAGGGCCGTATTATCTATGCCACCCCGAAAATCCGGAAGATTCTGAAATCAGCTGAAGGGATTCAGCGCAATATCACCGTTACCGCTGGCAACAACATCAACCGCCAGGTCCACAGCCTGGACGATGTGACCATCAAGACCGTGCCATCGGCCCGTATGAAATCAAAATACGATTTTACAGACGGCTGTACTGCCGCAGCAGATGCCAAACAGCTGAATTTTATTCTGCTGCACCCGTCCGCCATTGTCTGCCGTGATAAATACGCCTATATCAAGCTGTTCACACCGGGAACGGATTCCAGAACTGCGGATGGCTACCTGTACCAGAACCGTAATTACGGGGATCTGTTCCTTTTGGAACGCAAGGTGGACGGTGTGGCCATCAACATGGAGGCGTAAGATGAAAGCAGAAAAAGGCAACAAGGTTTATACCATCGATGAGAGCCAGAAAAAATATTATCTGGCTCTCGGGTACGATATCAAAAGCGATGACGGTGCAATCCTTGAGCGCGCGCCAGGCAAAACCGTTCCCTACGAGAAATATGCCGCCCTTGAAAAAGAGAATGCTGAGCTGAAATCAAAGGCCAGTCCAAAAGGTAAAGAAGAAACAGAAAGCAAAAAATAAGGAGTTGAGAACCATGGGCTACGCGGATAAGGCATATTACAAAGAAAAATATCACGGCACCGTCCTGCCAGAGGACACCATGGACGTTCAGCTGGACCGTGCCTCTGATCAGATGGATACCCTGAGCTACAACCGGATTGTGGGGCGGGGCTTTGAGAACCTGACCACTTACCAGCAGGATCAGATCCGGAAAGCCGTCTGCGCCCATGCGGACTTCACGGAAGAATACGGCGCCTATTTTAATTCGCCCCTGTCCGGCTTTTCAGCGGGCAGCGTCTCCGTGAGCTTCGATGCAGGAGCCGTAGTCTCCCACAACGGGGTCAAGACCTCCCGCGAGGCCTACGGGTATCTGCAAAAGTCCGGCCTGGCTACCAGGAGGCTGTGACATGAACGCGAAGCTTCCCTTCCCGAATTTTCTGTTAAACACCCCGGTCAAAATCGTCCAGTCTGAGATCAACGAGGATGGGGAAACCACAAAGACCGTGCTTTATGACGGCATGAGCATCTACGATGAGAAGTCCCGGCAAATGCTCGATGAACAGCGACGCCTGGTGACCCTGACCGGCAAGATCATCCTTAAGGGGGATATCCACCCCGGCCAGGTGATTGAGGGCTACGCGGAGATCGGCCCGGATAAAAAGACCATTTACCGCGCGGCGAGAATCCGGAACCCGGACGGCACGGTCTTCAGCACTGAACTGGAGCTGAGCGGATGAATGTAAAAGTTAAGGTCGAGCTGTACAGCGCAAAGATCAAACAGATCGATGACGCCTGGACAAAATCCCTTGAGAAGACCGCAGAAGCCATACTCAGCGATATCATTGCCTCTCAGGTTGTCCCCTTTGATGTGGGCACCCTGGAGGGCAGCGGTTATGTCATGGTCGATGAACACCTGGCCTATATTGTTTTCGATACCCCCTATGCCAGACGTCTGTACTTCCATCCTGAGTACCATTTCCGGCAGGATAAAAACCCCAATGCCCAGGGCCGCTGGATGGACGACTATCAGATCGGATATCCCAAAGAAGACATTGTTCTGGAGGCCCAGAAGCTTTATTTCCGGAAAAACGCAGGAGGATTGGTCAAATGATGATCAAAGACATCAAAAACTATTTAAAATCCGCGGTGGACTGCCCGAACTGGTATGTGGGCCGCATTGACGGCAAAAAGGACCAGTGTATCGGTGCCTATCCGGCCAGGTCACAGCCAAAGCCAGTGCCCGTGGCCATCGGGGGCGTGGAGAACACCACCTACGATAAAATGGGCATTGAGATCCTCATCCACTGGGGTGAGGCACCCACCGACGCTGAGAAAAAAGCCCAGGAGGTCTATGCAGCCCTGTATGGGCAAAACCCCGTGATCGGCGGAAAAAACGTGATTAAAACCGATATGAACACCAGCTGTCCGGTCTATGCCGGGACAGACGAAAACGGCGTCTATGAGTTTGTCATCGGTGCCGTGATTTATTATGAAAAATAGAAAGGTAGGTAATTATGGTACATCCAGTATATAAATTAAAATTTAAAGTTGGAACCAAGGGGCTCTCCAGTGAAGAAGCCGACATGGCCATTGTCAAAAACATGGAGACCTTTGAAATCTCCGTTGACGGCAACGTGGAAGACTGGACCCCGATGGAAACCGACGGCTGGGCCCGGAACCTGATGACTGGGAAATCCTTCAGCATCAGCCTGAAAGGAAAACGCGACGTCGGGGATCCCGGCAATGATTTCGTCGCAGCGGCTGCCTGGAAAGATGGCCTCGACTGCAGCACCAAGGCCGAGATTGAATTCCCGGATGGATCCAAGCTCGCTTTTGACGCGGTGCTCGATGTTAAAACCATTGAGGGCGCCGATTCCACCAACGTGGCGCCGTTAGAATTCGACATGCTCGGCGACGGTAAGCCCGTCTACACACCAAAAACAGCGGATCCAGCCCCCGGCGCATAAGAAAGGATAAATGAATATGGGAAGAAAATACGATATTGTCAACAAGATTAACGCGGGCACTCAACGCCCCATCCTGGTGATCGATCAAGACCATGAGTTCAAGATCAATACCAGCCGGGCCGCCGTGCTGTCCATCATGGCCCTGGTGGAAGACCAGAATCGAGAGGACACCAGCTATACTGAATCTTTTGAAACAACCGATAAGATTCTAAAGATCGCACTTGGTGAGGAAGCCTATGGGTATATTGAAACCCTTGACCTGGATTTTAATACCTACATGGGCCTGTCCACAGTCATCATGGCTGCCATTCAGGACGAAGATCTGGAAAAGGTTGAGAAAGAGGTGGCCGAACAGGCCGGAAAGTTTCGGGAAAACCCGGAAGCCGAAGTGCTCAAAATGGTATGACATTTTTGAGGACTGGCCCCTGATCGAAGCCAGCTTTGCCGCCCAGTACGGCATCCGGTTGCGGGAAGAACCCGACATGTCCTGGAGTGAGTTTGCCAATCTGCTCCAGGGCATCCTCCCCGAAACACCACTCGGCCAGATCGTCAGCATCCGCTGCGAAGAAAACAAGGAAATTCTGAAATACTTCACCCCGGACCAGCACCGTATCCGCAACGACTGGCGTGCGCAGCACAGCGCGGTTGAGGACATGACCAACGCTGAAAAAGAAAAAGACAACGCAGAAATTCAGGAACTGTTGCGGAAAGCCTTTGGCTGATATATACTAAAAATATCAAAGTTAAGGGTGGTGAGCGTATGCGTCAAGATATAAAGAGCGCTTTAGAAAAATATAAATCTGTCCAGGGGCCTTATAAATTATTGTATGCACCATTAGAGAAGCATTTAACAGAAACCGAGAGAGTTCTATACTTAAGTGGTACGAATGTTATAATTAATCCAGAGGGTGATTTGAATGTCAAAACGTTAAAAATAAAAGGCGGTAAACCCTTCTTGTTTATAATAACCGATGAAAGAGTTATATTTTTCAACAAATTTTTAATGGTTGAAGAATTCACAGCGGTCCCCAAAAGGGAGATTAGGAATGTGGAATTTAGAAAGAACCTTACTGGCAGCACGGTCCGTCTTTTCACTCTTTCAAAAACTTATGAATTTTCTATAATTTACGTAAAAAATTTAAACGAAGACATTACGGGACTTTTAAATTCTTTGGCGGTGGATAAGAGAGAAAGTAAAATAGTACAAACTAGCGAAGCCGACGAGCTTAGAAAATTTAAAAAATTATTTGATGACGGGATCATTACGGAAGAAGAGTTCAATTTTAAGAAAAACAAATTATTGGGAATAGAATAGTTTTAGATCAACCACTAGTTATACGCTAGTGGTTTTTTAGTACAAAAAATAATGGAGGTGGCAAAATGGCTGAAGATGGTACAAGTGTAGGAAAGATCACGCTGGACCTTGAGGTGAAAGCGGACATTGAAAAGCAGATCAATAATCTTGCCAACATGGTCACCCGTAATCTGAAGGCTTCCATGGAAGCAGGGATGAAAGGCCTGGACGGAACGTTGAAGAAGACCATGGATAAAGCCACAAAGGGAATGTTTTCAGGAATGAAGCAAAACCTTTCAAAAAATCTCGACGGCTTTAATGGGCTGCTTAAGTCCCGGATGAAGCAGGTCGCCGACAACCTGAAAAACGGCATCAAGACTTCTTTGGCTGCTTTTAAAGATCTTAAACTGCCCAAAATGCCTAAGATGAGCTTTCCGAAAGCGTCAGACAATGTAGCGCCGAAACAGAACAACACGTCGTCTGTAAAGACGATCCGTGGGCCTCCGGCAATGGACAGTAAAATTTTAAACGCCCAGATTGAGACCCTGGCGGCAACACTGGATAACGTGAACGCCAGAATTGAATCCCAGAAGACAAAGCTGGAGCAGCTGAGAGCCTCATATGCCAATACCTTTGACGGGCCGCTAAAGAACACGCTGAATGAGCGGATTTTGAAAACAGAAGCCTCCATGCTTAAGCTCATTGGCCAGTCCGATAAACTCGGCTTTAAGCTTGCGGACCTGGATGCAAAAGCAGCGCAAAGTTCGAGCGGGATTTATCGTGTCCAGAATGAGATTGGTAAAGTTGACAGAAAAACAAAATCGGCGAACCCACGACTGAACATTTTATCTAAAATGTTGAGAAAAGTGGGAAGGAGTGCCAAGTCCTCAAGCACTAATGTTAACAAGTTTGGGAAAGGTGTTTCTGGATCTTTAGGCCAAATGTTCAAATGGATGATCGTATTGCCAGCGATCGCAAAAGCAATTACGGCATTAGGAAAAGCATTATGGGAGGCTCTTCAGACAAATTCTGAGTTTTCGGCCTCTTTGAATCAGATTAAAACTAACCTGATTGTAGCTTTTATGCCAATATATCAAGCTGTTTTACCCGCTATCAATGCCTTAATGAGTGTTTTAGCAAAAGCATCCGCTTACTTAGCCTCTTTCATTAGCGCACTTTTTGGAAAAACCTATGATTCAAGTTATCAAGCTGCTCAAAGTCTCGTGGCCGCCAAAGCCGCAATGGATGCTTATGGTGGAGCTGCGGAGAAAGCCGCAAAGAAACAGCAGGAACTCTTTGTGGCAAGCTTTGATGAATTAAACAAGCCAAACAAAATTACAGATGATACAGACGCGGATGATGGATTTCAAATGTCAGGTCCAATGGACCAGACAAATGCTGCACTCACGGCAATGGCGGATAAATTTAAAAATATTCTTTCCCAGCTTTTCAAGCCTTTTCAAGAGGCGTGGGCGGCAGAGGGCCAGAATACCATCAACGCGATCAAGTATGCTTTGAACAGCGTCTGGGAATTGATTAAAGCCATTGGACGCAGCTTTTTAGAAGTCTGGACCAATGGAACCGGCACTAAGTTTCTGATTTTGATTTTGCAGATATTACAGAATATTTTTAATATTATCGGCAGCATTGCGGAAGCGTTCAGAATTGCCTGGGAAACCAATCACCTCGGAACGCAGCTGATCCAAACGATCTTTGACATGCTGATCAATATTCTGACCATCATAAAGCTTATCGGAGACGCGTTTTTGCAGGTGTGGAACAATGGGACAGGCGTCTGGATCTGCACAACGATTTTACAGATCCTTACCAATGTTTTCGGGGTAATCGGAGACATTGCACTGTCCTTTGCGAACGCCTGGCAGTCTGGGGATATTGGCGTTCAGATTATTCAGGGGATTATGAATATTGTCGGTAATCTTTTGACCTTGATCCGAAATATCTCAGGTGCTTTCAGAGAAGTGTGGGCAGAGGTCGGCGAGAGTGTGGCAACAACGTTTTTTAATATTGTCAACTCGATCATTGGTTTACTCGAAACATTATCAGCAAAGCTTGTTGAGGTGTGGAATAACGGCGGAGAGCATTTATTCCAAGGTTTTATTCGATTAGCAGCAAAAATTTTTGAAGTTGCTGGAATTATTTTTACAGAATTTATTGCACCTTTTGCGGATGGTCTTTTAAATATTTTAGCACCTGCGTTTTCTGCCGTGCTTGATATTGCCGGCTATTTTTTAGATGGTTTAACAATGCTGTTTAATTGGCTGGCAAATGAAGGAAAGCCAGTATTACAGGTAGTTACAGATTTAGTGCTAGGATTAGGAACAGCTTTTGGAATCGTCAAACTAGCACAAGCTGCGTGGATGGCCATTCAAGCGGTATACGGCGTAGTAACGGGTATCGCGACAGCAGCAACGACAGCCTTCGGCGCAGCCATGGCCTTTTTGACCAGCCCCATCGGCTTGGTTGTTCTGGCGATTGGCGCAGTCATTGCCGTTGGCGTGCTTTTGGCGCAGAACTGGGACTGGGTCTGTCAGAAAGCCAGTGAGCTTGGCAGCTGGGTCGCTCAGAAATGGGAGGACCTGAAAACCAACGTCGGCAATGCCTGTGAAAGCCTGAGAAATACCGTGGCTGAAAAATGGAACAACATTAAGCAGTCTGCGCACGATACCATGGCTCAGATGTTTCCAGAGCAGGTGGCTGCTTGGGACCGCCTGAAAGAACAGTGCGGCGGCAGCGCCAACGCGTTCAAGGTGGTTGCGAAAACGGCCTTTGACATGATTCACAATAAACTGAGCGATGTCGCCAATTTTGTCCAGACCTTTTTTCAGAATGCCTGGAACAATACCTTTGGCGCCATCGGAAACTTTGTGAAAAATACTTTTGACGGCATTGTGAACAGCATCCGTGGCGCGGTGAATTCTGCGATCAATATCGCCAACTCGGCCATTGATAAGGTCAACAGCCTGAAGGTCAGCGTCCCGAAATGGGTGCCCGGCATCGGGGGTAAAACCTTTGGACCAAATATCGGCAATATTCCCCAGCTTGCCAATGGGGCTTATGTTGGTCCGGATCAGCCCATGCTGGCCATGATCGGGGACAACAAAACCCAGGGTGAGTTTGTGGCGCCTGAAAAGAAACTGTTGGAAACCGTCATGACAGCGCTGAGACTGTCCCAGGCTTCACAGAGCAGCGCAGGAAATGGAAATGCCGAAAACAGTCAGCCCATTCAGATCATCGTCAAAATCGGTGAGGAGGCGCTGATCAACCGGATCATCCGCGGCATCAACGATGAAAAGCGCCGGACCGGCGATCCGCTCATCATTCAAGTGTAAAGGGAGTGAGGAAATGACACGGAAATTCATATGGGAAGGAAGCGCCATTCCTTACCCGGACAAAATCAGCTGGGGCTACAACGAAATCTCAACCGCAGAATCTGGCAGAACGCTGGACGCCACCATGCACAAGGAAGTGGTCGCCCCGAAACGAAAGCTGGAGTGTACCTGGCAGACAGCGGATGACAGTAAAGCCGCAAGGATCCTCAGCGCGGTAAAGGCCCGCACCTTTGGTTCTTTGACCTATCCCGACGCCATGGAAGGCCGGGACACCACCCGTACCTTTTATACCGGGGATCCGAGTTCTGAGAGCATCACGCTCATGCACGATGTGATCTGGTGGACCGTTAAAATCAATTTCATTGAACAGTAAGGAGGCCCTATGGATACGATCTATAATTTTTCATCGATCATAAAAACAAAAGATGGAAAAACCTATCCGATCAACCAAACCAATACCCTGAGTGCCTCCTACACAGCCAACAGCAGCAACGCCAGTGACATTGTCCTCGGTTATGCGGCCGCGGCCAGTTTTAAAGCATCCCTCAACAACCTGGATCGCTTCTGGGATTCGGTGATGCTCAAGGGAGCCGAGCTTAAACTGAACATCACCGGCGGCCTGGAAGGTTACAGCCTGGGCATTTTTGACATTGAAGAAGTCCGGAAAAATGAGGGCTGCATCAACATTGAAAGCATTGACCGCATGGTCCTTTTTGATGTGAAGTTCATGGGCGCCACCTTCCCCTGTACGGTCGGGCATCTGGTTCAGGTGCTCTGCGACCAGGTGGGGATCCCATTGGCGACGCCTGTTTTTCCAAGCAGCGAGGTCATCATCAAAAGCGGAGAGGATTTTAAGGGCGTTTCCTGCCGGGTGATCCTCACCTCTTGCATGGAGGTGGCCGGCTCCTTTGCAACACTCAACGCGGAGGGGAAGCTGGAAATCAAGTGGTATGATACCACCCATATCGTGGATACTTTCAGCTACAGCCAGATGAGCAATTTCACCCCGGAAGAAAACCCGGTCGAGATCACTGGCGTCCGCTTTGAGACCGCTGATGACACCTTTGTTGCCGGCAATGATGGTTTTCCACTGGATATTCCATCTAATAATCCGATTTTGAAAAGCGCCGATGAACAGACCATCAACGATGTGTTAAATGTCATCTATCAACAACGTGTCAAAAATATGGCTTACTTGCCTTGCTCTTTTAACGTGGCAAGTAAACCGGCCTTACGACCCGGAGATGTGGTCAAGACCATTGATAAGCGCAAAAAGGAAGCCCTAGCTCTGATTACAGAGATCACCTTTACGGATAATATCGGCGTAAAGGTCGTTTCCTGCGGCAAGGCCAAGGCTCAGACAAAAGGCTATACTAAAGGCTACAGTGAGGCTCAGACAGGCGATGTGGGCGATAAAATCGGCTTTGTCCTAGGCTACAACACCGCAGCCTACACCTTCACCGACAGCGCCCAAACCGTGGCAGCCTGTGCCCTGGGCTTAGACGTGGAAACCCGCGTGGACGTGCAGCTGGTCGCGACCTATCAGTTTACACCGGCGGCAGCAAATACTTTGAGCATCGTGGGTGACGTGACCGGGACAACCGAGGAAAACATCACCGGCACCATCGACACCAAAGACCCCACAAAAATAACTGGAACCGCCACCGGCGTCCTGACCGGAGAGCTGACCGGCACCGGAACTTTATCCGACACAAGTCCACCGCTGGTGACCATCGAATACCGCGTCAACGGCGCGACCCAGATGACCTTTTACCAGTATCCGCACCCCGGGATGAACACCTTCAGCGCAGCCTTTATACCGTCCGCACAAAAACCGGGAACGGCAAGTATCGACATGCGCTTTACCATTTTCGGCGGGACCATTGCCTTTGAAAAACGAGAAGCCAATATTTCCTTACTGGTTAAGAATGGCGATGTCGTAGATACCCCGCCATGGCCAGAAATTAATATCAGTCAAGTATTCAGTCCAATCGTGATTGAAGACAACGGCGAGTTGATCACCATCGCAGATTTAGCCGAAAACGTCATAACCGGTGTACAAACACCAGTGGGCGGCCTGATACAAGAAGTTTTCCAAGGCATCACCATTGAAGACAGCGAACCGATTCAGGTCGGCGTGTTCAACGATAACTTAGTCATCGACCGCGTGATCGGCGGCGAAATCTTCCGATTCAACACCCAGTACGCCGACCTCTACAACTACAGCACCAAGTATCTTGTAGTGTCCGCAGACAGCTTTAAAGAACAGGATACCTATAAATTCGTAGGCATTGAAAAGCCAATCGACACCGGCTTAATGGTCGAGGTCGCTATCAGCACCGATGAATTTAAAAAGACAAACAGCATCGAAGTGGAGGTTAAGTAATGGCATATAACGAACAAGATTATACATGGGCCGCGTGGACACAGCCTGCGCTGACCTCCGATACTTCATTTGGAACCGTAACCGTCAGCTCAACAAACACAGACCGGCCCGGCTACAAGGCCCTTGACGGCATTAAAAACAACGCAGAAAGCTGCTGGGAAAGCGAAGCATCCGCAGTAAGCGGCTGGTTAAAGTGGGAACTGCCCTGTGTGCTCAAAATAAGCCAGATCAAGCTTTATAACAAGTACACTGGCAATACCCGTCTGAGTAAGAACGTGGCCATCTACGCCGACGCCGAAAAGACCATCCCCGTCGGCACACAGCAGACCTTCCCACAAGAGCCCTATTCATTAGTAACCATCACACCCGAAACCCCTGTGATTACGAGCGTTGTTTACATCAACATGATCGACACCTACAACCTCATGGTAGGCCTGTCCGAGGTCGAAATCACCGCAGAAATCGGCACGCCAATTACCCCCGACGAACCACCCATCGTGGAAATGGATTTTAACGAGGAGCTGCCTTTTGAATACGCCCCCTGGACCGTGACAACCTGGGACGGGGACAGCAGTCTCAAGGGAATACGTTCCAATACTATCAGTCATAATCAAAGTACATCTTTCACAGTAACCGCCAAGCTCATGTATTTTAAGGTTGGCTATATTGTCAGTTCAGAAACCAATTACGATAAATTCAGGCTTACCGTTGACGGAAACGTGAAAGTCAATACCGGCACCGCCACAAGCAGCTACGAGCAGACTTTTACAGACGGAAACGATCACACCCTGAAATTTGAATATTATAAAGATGGCAGCAATAGCAGCGGTTATGACGCGGCGTTTATCCACCAGCTTATTTTCCAAACCGTTGACAACACACTGGTTCAAAAGACCATTAAATACCTGATCCAAGGGGCAGACGGAACCCTGTATAAATTGAGCAGCAATGTATTGGCAGCACTGGAAAACCAGACACTGGACGGAGCAAATTTTCTTAACAATGGAATGGATAGTCCGCCAAACGGAACATGGATCACAGAGCTGCCCAATGCCAAAGTACTTTACTGGCAGGATACCCTAAGCGACACCGTTCCAAAGGTCACCGCTGCCCTGAACGCCAACCCGCCGAATCAGATCGTCTTAACCTGGGAAGCTGACATGAACCATGAAAGCATTCTCGGTATAAACAGCATGACAGCCGATGTGGACGGCTATGTGAGCATCACCTTAACCTTTGACCACAACGCCACATGGTGGAAATTTGACGGCGCAGAATGGCTACAGACCACACAGGATAATGGGATGGATGTAAGCACCATTAATGCCATCACTACCGAACAGTGGGCCAATCTGCTCACGCTGGTGGGTGGCAGCTTAGTGTACCGGATAAGCTTTGTACTGGACGAAACAAGTGTATTAAAACGATTCGATGTAGATTACATCAATCCATGATAGGAGTGATTAAATGGCTTTTAAAGGCAAAAGCACAATAGAACTGAGAAACGCAGAGACGGGAAAGTTAGAATTTAAAACAGAAGATGAGAACATGGTGACCAATGCGGCTTATAATTTAATGAACAGTAATCGTTGGAGCCACGTTTTATACGATGATCTTTTATCCCCTAGAAAAAAATTTGCTCCGTTGTTAAATTCTTGCTTTAAAGGATGCTTATTGTTTGAAAATAGTATTAGTGAGAATATAAATGAGATAATCCCGCCATTAACGAACACAACCGGCATAGCTATGGATAGCTATACCGATACAAACCCATTACGTGGGTCATTGAATCGATCAGAGTCCAAAGCAATTAATGATGGAAAAGGGTATCGTTATGTCTGGGATTTTGCTACTGATAAAGGAAATGGGATTATACGTTCAGTTTGTCTCACTTCATATACTGGAGGGAATTCTATTCCGTACAGAAAAGAATTAGCCCTTGTTAATGAAGGAACAGCCAGCTACTTTACAGAGCCAGGGTACGGAATTATGACGAATACTCCGTATTCAAGTGCAAACTATACTTCCGATCCAAAAGATGTTTTTTTTAATGTGACTGAATTTAAAGATTGTACCATATTAGCACATATAAACGAAAAGGTTTTTATATGTGTTAAATGTGCAATTGGTTCAAATACGGCTACATTTAAGAAAATAGAACTATTAAATTCCGTCAACTTAAAAAATACAACAACATATACAACTACAGAAAAAATAGTTACATCAAACAAAAAGATGGCGCACCAAACTAATTTTTATTGTGATAACGGAAAAGTATATTCAATTTATCCTTATGATAATAACACTTTTGATGTTGTAGTCTTGAATGTAAATACTCTTGAGATTGAAAAAGAAGATACCATAGTTGTGCAGGATGGGCTTTTTCGCCCTGCTCAAGGGGTACGAAAATTAAACCCCGTCTATTATAAGGGGTATTATTATCTCAATAAAAAAGATACATATGAGTATTACAAAATAAATGAGCAAGACCCTTCAGATTACGAACTTTCTTTTTTGGCAGATATCCAATATTATGACTATTCATGGAAAATAGCGCAGCCATGTTTGAATATATTTAATGGAGTGATTATGATAACGGGTGCAATTAATATATATGAGAGTGTACGTATCGGATTCTGGGACGGTGAATGTTATTATAATTCTTACTTTCGTTCGGACAGCGGAAGAGGGAGAAGGATTATTCCTTCTGATACTGTGAAAGCTCCCTTTGTTTTACAAACATTAGATGATTTAGCAGGTGTAAGAATTGCGATTGTCACGCCATTCCTCTCCACCATCAACAATCTGTCAACGCCCGTAGTCAAGAACGAAACACAGACCATGAAGGTCACCTATGAAATCACAGAGATATAAGTGAGGTAGATAAAATGTTACAAGGAAAAACAAAAATTGAATTATTTGAAACACGACCGGGGGGTTACTTTAAAGTAGAAGATTCTAACATGGTAACTAATGCATGTTACAATCTTTTGAATGGCAGGACAAAAACCTATTTCGGTGATCCAGCACCGGCAACCAAGTATACGCCCCTTTTGCAGTATTGCTTTAGTGGGCTTTTACTCTTTGATAAAAACATAACGGAGGATGGTAATTGTATTATCCCACCAGCTGGAACCTTACAAATTGGAAGTGCTTCTGGAACATATGCGGGTTCTGATCCATATCGAGGTTCGCTCAATACGGCAGAATCGAAAGAACTTGAAAACGGCTATCGATTTGTTTGGGATTTTGGAACCGATAAAGCAAATGGAACGATTAGAAGTGTTGCACTCACATCATTTGCCGGTGGATGCGGTGGGGTGAGACAGACCGATTTTAACGCTGGATCGCTTGGTATCGTTGGCTACTATGGTGCTGCACTTGAAAAGCAAATTACAACTACTAGTGCAAGTGGTGCCTATATTAGGGATATGCCTTCCAATGGAGAGTATGCAGCAATTATCGGTAATTTTGAAAAAGATGTTATTTTATTTTCAGGAAAAGTTTCATCTGAAAGAAAGGGGGTTCTGTTCACTAAAAAGCGATATTCAAATAATCAAGCTTTTCTCAAAAAGGATAGAAATATTGAAGAGATAACACAATCAAAAGTAATTACCACTGAAAAACTTCTTTCGGATCCCTGGCGATTTTCTACTGATGGCGCATATATATATTCAATATATGCGCATGATGGAAATCAACTGGACTATATAAAAATAGACGGTACTACATTAATGGTAACGGAAGAAAGGAACCTTATCGTTCAAGATGCATCTTTTGTGACAGGTGGATTGGCAACAGTGGTTGGTGATAAATTGTATGCACAAAAAAGTGGAACTGCTGTCGATGCACTCATTCTATACGAAATCAACTTAAACGATACGTCCGATTATATATTGTTATCTGAAATAAAAGGTGGCCAAAATTATTCAAACATAACAAATTTTAATAATAATTTAGCATTTTTTCATATGGAAGGTTTCGATAGTGTCAACAATAGATTTGCGATTTACATAAATGGAGAATGGCAATATACCCGTTTTCGCTCTCCACTACAAGGATATGGTGCTTATTGTCGGGGCGGGAATTTTTTGAATTCAAAATTTTTAGATCATCCCTATTTATTCTTTGTTGAATTAATGAATGATACTCGTAACAGCATATGGTATTCTACTCTTTATGAACTGATTTACGTCCCCTTTTTATCCACCATCAATAATCTATCCACCCCCGTGGTCAAAAATGAAACCCAAACCATGAAAGTAACGTATGAGATTACGGAAATATAAAGAAATGAGGAAAGATACATGGAAAACACAGCAGTTGTTATAAAGACTTTAATTGCAGGGGCTGCGGCCCTCATCGCCAATGAACTTGGTATTCTGATCCCGGTTTTAGCCATTTTGGCAGTGGCAATGGTCGTGGACTTCTTAACCGGGATGGCCGCCAGCGTCTATGAAGGAAAGGACAACCCAGAAGCAGGCCTGTCAAGCAAGATCGGCATGAGGGGGATTCTTAAAAAGGTGGGCTATCTGGCTGTGATCGCAGTGGCGATGATCGTAGACTGGATGATTTACCACATCGGTGCAGATTTAGGTGTATCCATTCCAGGACTGGCCGGAGCAAACACTTTCTTTGGTTTGCTGGTGGCCATCTGGTTTATTGTCAATGAAGGAATCTCGATTTTAGAAAATGTTGCCCGGATGACCGGAGAGAAAAACATGCCGACGTTCTTAGTGTCGATTCTAAATTTACTGAAAAGTAACGTGGAAAAGACCGGAGAACAGGCGGCAAACGAAGAAAAAGAAAGTGGAGGTAAAAAGTAATGTTAAACGGGATTGATATAAGTGCATGGCAGCGCGGCATAGATACGGCGGCTGTGCCATCCGATTTTGTGATTATTAAGGCGACCGAGGGATTAAATTACGTGAACGGTGATTGTGACCGGGCTTACCAGCAGGCCAAAGCGGCCGGCAAGAAGCTGGGCGTGTACCACTTCGCGGACGGGAACAGCTCTGGGACAGCCGAAGCGGATTATTTTGTGGATAATATTCAAGGCTATGTGGGTGAAGCGGTTCTGGTTTTAAACTGGGAAACTCATGCGGTTACTTGTGGGCCGGGATATGCCAAAGCGTTCTTGGATAGAGTACAGGCGCGAACGGGCATTAAGACGATGATTTACATGTCCGGCAGTGTTGTGAATGAGTGGGACTGGGGTGCTGTTGTGGCCGGGGATTATGGCTTATGGGTGGCTTATTACAGTACCGACAGCTGCGATGGCTACTGGCCGGACGCGCCCATGTATCCGATAAGCGACTGGGCGGGTGCCGCGATGCTCCAGTACACTTCTGGTGGTTATCTGCCCGGCTGGGGTGACCGGTTAGACTTAAATGTGTTCTATGGCGATCACGCGGCCTGGGACGCTTATGCTGGCGGTGGCACTGGTGTAACACCACAACCACCAGTACCGGCACCAGAAGCGCAGGAAAACGCCCAGAATACGGAAACCTATATTGTTCAGAGTGGAGATACTTTATCGGGTATTGCGGACCGATACGGAACGACTTACCAGCATCTGGCGGCGATCAACGGGATTGCTGATCCGAACCTGATCTATCCGGGTGACGTGATCGTGATTGATGGGGTGGCATCCGGCAGCGGGCAGACTTATACGATTCAGTCAGGCGATACTTTGAGTGGTATTGCTGGAAGGTTTGGCACCAGTGTAAGTCATCTAACCATATTAAATGGGATTGAAAACCCGGATTTGATTTATGCTGGGGATACGATCAGAATTAATTAGTATTAGAAGGTCAGCCTTTTGGGGCTGGCTTTTTTTTTATTTTTTGGTATAATTGGGAGCATGAAGATATTAGATGTAATAAAAGAACATAAACTAATTGCTGTAATTACAGGTGTTTTGATTTTTATACTTGGCCCTATTTGGTTAAACTATCTTTGTTGGATACAAGGGTGGAACGCAGAGATGTCCGTTGGATATTACGGTACGATGTTAGGGGCAATCGCGACAATAACCGCTCTGCTTGTTACGATAGACTATTCGTTAAAACAAAGTCAAGAAAGTTTCGTTCAAATGCAAAGAAAGGATTATGAAAATAGAATTTACGCTCTTTGCGATGAATTAATTGATCTGTGTAGTCCAGATTATCCCGCCGAAATTATTGGAACTGAAGAAAAAGGTGAGTTTTCTTTTATGCTATACAGAAAAGAAAGAGCTTTGACTCTGTATATAATTAAAATCCAACAGACATATAAAAAGTTTTTGCGTTTTGGAGTTGATGAAAATTTTTTAAAAAACAACAGTATTTCAAACTACGTTGATAGTTTCTGTATATATATAAATGAAATAATTACCGTACAAAAAGGCGGAGAAAGTCCTACATCTGATTTCAGTAAAGCTATTTTTGAAGAGTATGAAAAATTCATCAAGAATATTGGGGAGATTCCCGATGCCATAATGAAAAAAACATTCTCTTAACAACATAGGTGCAGCCGGACATACGTGAATAAAACTTTGGATAACAAATTTAATTATTCTGACACACTTTCGAGTGTGTCTTTTTTATTACCTGAATAAAACCAAGAACTAAAATTGTCAAGGGTTCTAAGACCTACGGCGATGTCAAGAAAGAAGTGACAGACGAGGCCTTTGTAGGTACGGCCAAAGCCATTACCGGTATGCAGGAGCCAATTAGAGAGAAGCAGGTGAAGGTAACGGCAGAGGCGATGGTAGAAGTGGCGTAAGGCACGACGCTCTTGTCGTGCCGCAGGCAACAAAATTTAAAAATAAAGGAGATTAAAACATGGCAGCAACAACCAACAAAGATTTATCCATCTATTTTCAGCGCACAGACGGAAAGGAATTTAAAATGACCATCCCGGATTACAAAGAGGGGATTACCGACGCGGAGATAAAAACCGGCGCGCAGTCTATTGTTGATCTGGGCGCCTTTGAGCCTGAGGGTTTCGCTTTGGCCAAGGTGACTGGTGCCGTAAAAGTCGACACCACTAAAACCGATGTGGTTATTGAGAACGCAGCATAA